TATTACACCAGAAGATTGGGACGAAATCAAAGAAAATATCATTTATGATTTTAACGATGATAATCATTTCTTTGAACTCAAAGATGCAGAACTTTTAGATTCAAGAATTAATCAATTGAACACAATCACAGAGTATGTTGGTACTTATTTCTCGGTAGAATGGGTACGAAAAAATATTCTAAAACAAACTCAAGATGAGATTGATACTATTGATAAACAGATTGAACAAGAAAAGGCTGCTGGCGAGGTTGACCAAGAAGCTGGTATGAACATGGGTGGTCCGGATGGTGGATTTGGTGATCCTGGTAATTCACAGGAACCAGATTATGAAGATGACGAAATGGACTACGAGGATGATGACGAAGAAGAAAAATAATTTTTGAAGTTCATTTATTTATAAATATTAGATAAACTATAAAGGAGAGTTATTATGGCAACAACTAGAGATATTGTTACTGCTGTTGCAACAGGTGATTTAAATAAAGCTAATGACGCATTTGATGCAGTCATGCAAGCAAAACGAGATGATGCTTGGGCCAACGCAAAGTTAGACGTTGCTCGTACAGCATTTGATACTCCTGTAGAAGAACCTGAAACAGAGGAAGAGTAATGAAACTAATATCTGAACACGTTGATAATGTAGAGTATCTGATTGAAGATTCAAAAAGTGGCTCTAAGAATTATCACATCAAAGGTGTGTTCATGCAGGCAGAGATGAAAAATCGCAATGGGCGTATGTATCCTAAGTCTGTTTTGGAAAACGAAGTAAATCGTTACAATAAAGAATATGTAAATCAAAAAAGAGCCTTTGGTGAATTGGGTCATCCAGATGGTCCAACAGTAAATCTCGAAAGAGTATCACATCTAATTACAAAGCTTTATCCAGATGGTAATAATTTTATCGGTGAAGCAAAAATTATGGATACACCTTACGGGAAAATTGTAAAGAATCTTATTGATGAGGGTGCCAAGCTTGGTGTGTCATCAAGAGGTATGGGTTCGTTAGAACCTAAAAGTGGTATGCAGGTAGTCAAAGATGATTTTTATCTTGCTACTGCGGCCGATATCGTTGCAGATCCTTCAGCTCCTAACGCTTTCGTAGAAGGTGTTATGGAAGGTAAAGAGTGGGTCTGGGACAATGGCATTATCAAAGAAATGGATATTGAGTCATATCGTAAAGAATTAGATCGGAAATACGCAAAAAGAGAGGCTATGATTGAAAATCAGGTCAAAGTTTTTAAAGATTTCTTGTCTAAAATTTAAATATGATAAATAACTAATATTACGAAATAACAGGGAGTTATCCAACAATGACAGATATCAACACAGAGCTAGAGCAAATCGCTGACGAGACATTCGTTGACGAAGTGCAACTAGACGAAGTAGCTGCAGATGCCCCCAAGAAAGGTGCTGCACCAGCTGAGAAAGGCGGTAGGCTAGAAGGCGAAGTGCAGGACATGGGCGCTGCTGTTGTGTCTCCCGATGCTACTACTGATCCTGGTAAAGAGGCCAGCAAGAAAGTTGCTAAAGCATCTCCTCCAAAGACAAAGCCATCTGATGCATCAGCAAAGATGGAAGAAGTCGAGGAAGATGAAGAAGTAGAAGTTGTTGCTGAAGCTGAAGAGCCAGAAGCAGAAGTGGTAGAGGAAGAGTCGATTGAGGATCGTGTTTCAGCTATGGATCTTTCTGATGACGTTAATGCTTTGACTGAAGGCGACGAGCTTTCGGAAGAGTTTAAGAAAAAGGCCGCTACAGTTTTTGAAGCAGCTATTCGTATGAAACTCAAAGAAGAACTAACTCATCTAGAAGAAAAGTATGCAACGAAACTTGCAACTGAAATCGAAGAAGCACAAGAAGAAATGGCTGAGAAAGTCGATGACTATCTCAACTATGTCGTAGAAGAATGGATGAAGAAGAATGAGGTTGCTGTTGAGCACAAGCTTAAATCAGAAATCGCAGAAGGCTTCATCAAAGGTCTTAAAGGTCTATTTGAAGAAAACAACATTTCTGTTCCTGATGAGCAGTTTGACATGCTTGATGCAGCCGCCGAGAAGGTTGCTGAACTTGAAGGCAAGTTGAACGAAGCTCTAGAGCAGAACGTTGAGCTCACAAAAGTCAATGACGAACTTAAACGTACTGACATTCTACTCGACGTTGCTTCTGATCTAGCTGATACAGAAGTAGAAAAATTTGCCGGTCTAACTGAAAGCGTTGTCTATGAGAACGAGGAAGACTTTCGTGAGAAAGTTACCACAATCAAAGAGTCATACTTTCCTAAGGCTAAAGCAAAAACAAGTGATGATACGGCAGCGCCAGTCACAGAAGGAAATGATGTAGAAGTTTCCGACGCAATGGCTGTTTATATGTCCGCTATTTCACGATCACACCTCCGTGGAAAAGCGGAAGCATAATTTTACACACCAAAAAGGGAGAAATAAAAAATGTTTCAAACGGAACAACTACAGGAGAAGTGGCAGCCAGTACTAGGCCATCCTGATCTTCCCGAGATCAAAGATAGCTATCGTCGGGCAGTCACTACAGTAATCCTGGAAAACCAAGAGCGTGCAATGCGAGAAGACGCAGCTTTTCTTGCAGAGACAGCTCCAACCAACTCAACAGGTTCGGCCGTTGCAAATTGGGATCCAATCCTAATTTCGCTCGTTCGCCGTGCAATGCCTTCTCTAATTGCTTATGATATCGCTGGCGTTCAGCCAATGACAGGCCCCACAGGTCTTATCTTCGCAATGAAGGCTCGTTACACCTCACAGTCCGGCACTGAAGCTCTATTCAATGAGGCCGATACCGCATTCTCCGGTACAGGTACTCATACGGGCACAGACGTACTCAAGGCTCTAACAACAACTAACTTCGGTACCGGTACAGGTATGTCAACAGCAGCTGCTGAAGCCCTAGGCGACAGTGCTTCTAATGCCTTCGCCGAGATGGCATTCAGCATTGAGAAAGCAACCGTAACTGCAAAGTCACGTGCTCTTAAAGCTGAATACACAATGGAACTTGCTCAGGACCTCAAGGCCATTCATGGTCTAGATGCTGAGACAGAACTTGCTAACATTCTAAGTTCTGAGATCCTTGCTGAAATCAACCGTGAAGTAGTCCGTACGATCTATCGCAATGCCAAGACTGGTGCCGCACAAGACACCACAAACTCTGGTATTTTTGATCTTAATACAGACTCCAACGGTCGTTGGTCTGTTGAGAAGTTCAAAGGTCTTATGTTCGCAATCGAGCGTGATGCTAACGTAATTGCTCGTGACACTCGTCGTGGTAAAGGTAACATCATCCTTTGCTCCGCTGATGTTGCTTCTGCTCTTACAATGGCAGGCCTTCTTGACTACACTTCAGGTCTATCAGATAACCTCAACGTTGACTCCACAGGCAACACATTCGCTGGTACATTGAATGGTCGCTTCAAAGTCTATGTTGATCCTTACATGAACATGGGTGTTCCTTACACAGGTTCAGGTGCTTCTGCTAACCAATACTATGTTGTTGGTTATAAGGGTACTTCCCCATATGACGCAGGTCTTTTCTACTGCCCATACGTCCCACTACAGATGGTTCGTGCAGTAGGTGAGAACAGCTTCCAGCCAAAGATCGGCTTCAAGACACGTTATGGTCTACAAGTCAATCCTTTCGCTGAGAGTTCTGCTCAGACATCTGGTTCCGGCGCAGTTGACAGCAACGTCTACTACCGTCGTGTCCAGGTTGCCAACCTCATGTAAGATTGGTAAAGAAATATTCCATAATATTATTATACTAATAAGTGGAAAATTCGAGGACCCCCACTTCGGTGGGGGTCTTTTTTTATGTCCAGAAAATGATAAATAGTTAAATAAAATTCTATGGAAAATAACTAATGGCGGCAACTGATTTAAGAACGGGTGAATATGGTGGTAGTACCAGCACAGTAGACTCTGGCACAACCAACGCATTAGCTAGACAGCCTAAAGTATTTGATTTTGCTCAATCAAATCAGTTTAAGATTTATCTGCCTATTTTTCCTACTACAGAATGGTTTGTTGTTAGAGCTAACATTCCTGATATAAATTTAGGTCAAACAACACAACCAACTCCCTTTACCGACATTTCGATAGTTGGTGATAAGATTGAATACGGTGATTTTAGTATGACCTTTATGGTCGATGAAAAGTATCACAATTATATGGAAATGTATAATTGGGTAAAAAATATTGGATTTCCTAAAAGTAGAGAACAGTTCAATGATTTGCCAAGACCAGACAACATTAATAGAGGTGCTACTCTAAAACCCACATTAACCGAAAGAGGTGTTGTTAAGAATTCTGTTAGCGATAAGAATTTATATTCGGACATACAACTCACAGTATTAAGTAGTAAAAATAATCCTGTAGTTAATGTTCATATATACGAAGCATTTCCAACCTCTTTAGGTTCTATTGAATACAATCAACAAGAATCCGATACAGATTATGTGACCTGTGATGTTTCCTTTGCCTATACTTGGTTTGATATAGAAACAACATAAATAGATCAAGAGGCAGTCATGTTTTCACAGGTCTAGGTTAGGGATCTTCTCACTAAGAATGGTGGAAGCATATTTAAGTTAAAAGGGTGTTAACCTCTGACTGCTTCGCTTTTATATTATGG